GTTGCCACCTACACCCCACACACTGCACATCACTCGGCTCGTTGCTTGAGTACACACAGCGATGCTCCCATTTCGTCGGTAGCGTGTCCATCAGCCTTTTCCCTCCGTGCCATCCGTCTTGCACGTCGATGGTGCTGGCGAGCGGGGGGCGGTTGTGGCATCCGTGCTTTGTCGCCACTTGATGCGCGCTTGGGATTGCTCGGGCTTCAGTGGCTGGAATTTCGGGCACGCTGGGGCGTCGAATGACAAGAACGTCGCCTTGTGAGGGCTGGCCTGGCAGTTCACGAAACCTGCGCGGGCCATCTGCGTGATTGATCGCGCTGTTCCCTTGTCGGAGTCCGGGGGCGCTTTCAAAACGCCGTTTATGCATAGGATGCAGGTTGTCACTCATCGCCCAAGCATCTTGTCGATAAGGCTTAGGCCGCATGCGTGGTCGATCCAGTCGTACCGTGGTCTTATTGCCGCACGTCGGGCCGCCATTTTCAGTGCTTCTTGGCGCTTTATCTCCACCTGAAAAAGCTCTGCCATCTTGATGAGCCCATCTACCTCATCTTTAGAGAAAGTCACACTGCCGTCTTGGTGTTTCTGAATCATTGCATCAGTCCCTTTCAAACCCAAAGCACGATGGCGACAGCCAACACGACCCCGAACACCAGATATCCGGCCACTATCCACGGAAAGGCTTGACCGTCATCGAGCGCAAGCCCAATCATGGCAGCAGGCATTGTCAGCAACATGATCCCATGCCAAAGCGCGGGGCCGGGAAACTCTGCAGCGTTTACTAGCATCTTTGCTCCTTTGCATCAATCCCGGTCATCCTTGCGGCCCATGTCGCGCCCCGTGTACTCGTCATTCATTCCTGCTGGCGGAATGAAGCCTGGTGCAAAGCCCACAAGCATGGGCATCCCTGATTCGTCCATCGCGTCGTTGCTCCATCGATCAATAGCAGGCGCGGGAGCTGGCGTTGCTGGCGCGGGGATTGCTTTGCCAAGCGGTTGGAATTGTTCTGGCGTGTCGGTTGTTCGCATGTCATGCTCCGGTGCTGCCAAGGCCATTTGTGCCCCGGATGGTTTCAGTGAGTGATTTGACCTCCTCAAACTCGTAGCGGTCAACAGGGATGAGCATCGCCTGCGCCACGCGGTCGCCCGGCTTGATCAGCACTGGCGGGCCGTCATCGTCGGGTTCATCGCAAACGAGAAGAACCTTAATAGTGCCCCTGTAGTCGCTGTCCACCACCCCCACCGAGTTCGCAAGGCGGATCAGGTGGTTGAATCCGTGGCCGCTTCGGCTGTAGACCATCAGCACCATGCCTGGCGGAACCTCTACAGCCAAGCCGGTGTCACACATCACCGTCATTCCATCGTAGCAGGGTGAGCCGATTGCGCTGGCCCCCTCCACAGTTGCGGCGTACAGGTCAAAACAGGCCGCGCCGGCACTGCCGTAGGTGGGAATGCGGGCGTTGGGGTGCTCGCGCTTGAATCTTAGAACTTGCATGTAATCACCTATGGTGGTTTATGGCTTGATATGAAGGCGCATCGGGTTGGCTAAACATTGACGCCCAACAGACGCCGAATTTCATCCGTTTTCCAAAACAGCCGGCGATGAACTCGGATTGGCTGCAACGGGCCATTTTCCAAGCACGACCACGCACGAAGTGTTTGCTCGCAACGCATCAAGTGATGCGCTGCCGACCTTGTGTCAATCATTGGCCGCGTTTCTTTATCCAATTCCACAACAGCGCAAAGCGGTTTTCTATTCCTCAGTTTTGTCATGTCTTCACTCCTTGCCCAACAGGGCTTTGGTTTTTGCGCGGTAGTGCGCTTTGATTTCCTTGAGCTGGTCCACGGTCCACTTTTGCGGTGGGTGTGGGCCTTCAAGGCGATCGACTTCATGCAGGCCAATGCGCCGGATCAATTCAGCGCGATACATCACCAAATTCCCGTGCAAGTGGGTATTGCAAGGTTGACATTGCTTGTGGATGTTGTTCGGGTCAAACCTGAGTTCTGGCCGTGCTCCTGTGGACAAGTAATGCCCGGCATGCCATTGCCCATCGTGGAACCGTGCACAGGACACACAGGGCCGGTAGGCATCCCTGGCTCTGATCCAAGCATTCACGGCGCTCTGAGCCTCTTGCAGCCACTTGCTGCGGGGCTTTACTGCCTCGCGCCGGGTCTTGTCGTGCTCTTTCACTGCCTTGATTGCGCACTTTGGGCTACAAACACGGTGAGTAGATGAACGGGGGGTGAACTCTTTGCCGCACTTGCAGGTCTTGATGACTGGCACGTAGAGGCGGGCCTCGGGCGTGGAGCGCTTTAACGGGCTTCGTTTCATGCAAACACCTCGTCAGGCACATCACGTCCCAAGCTGGTGCGCGACCACTTCACCCCCTTGTCACTCCCAAACGCATGGGCCAGCGTCACCAGATCGCCCAACTCGGCCACAGTCATCCGCGATGTACGCCGCCCGAGGATCACAAATCCGCCTTCGATCCCTTGTGCAATGCGCTGGTGCTTGGTCAGGCCAGCGGTCAGGATGTCTTTCCATTCCTCGTCAGTCAGCCACTGCAGCACGCCATCGACGGGCCAGCGGACTTGCTTGCTGATGTCGCGCAGAATGCTCCAAAGGAGGCGATTTTGAGCCTCTGAGCGGGTTTCGGGTTTCACGCCGCAGCCTTCCCCGTTTTAGCTGCGTGACATGCAGCGCAGTAGTCCAGCATACGATACACAACGCGGCCGGTGCCCACGGGCTTTTTGCAGTCGTTGCAACGGCGGCCAATGTGCATGCCCTGCCCGCCTGGCGAGCCTTGGGCGGTGCGGTCTTTCTCGTTTGAGTAGCGATGAACAATCATGCGCCCCCCAATTGATAAACCGGCAGGCCATCAAGCCGAGCCTTCAGCTCAAGCGTGCGGATTTCGCTGCGGACCTTGCTGGGATTACATTTTTTCATCACGGCAAACCCCAAGTCACAGTGAGTCAGCACGGTGTAGAACGCTGTGTCCTCCGGCGAGCCTTCTTCTGGGCCCAACGCCGCCAGAATAATCTTGAGCGCTTCCCGGATGTTGGCTTCTTGCTCGCTCATGTCGGTGCGCGCTCTCATGCCTGCGCCCTCTGCTCGATGCGGATGTCTCGCGGGAGGCTCTGCACCCATGTAGGAATCCACCGAACGCCGCCAGGCCGAACCCATTGCGCCGTCAGCCGGTTTTCGGTGTAGTCAATACCTCTCTGACTCAATTGCCAGTAGCCGCGCCGGCCGGGGGTGCGCTCGATCATCCCGACACGCACCGCGTGCTGCAGCTTGTGGTCTGCGCCGATCTTGTCCAGGCTCAAGGCGTTGGCTACCTCTTGCACATGCTTGGGGCCATCGGCCAGAACGCGAATCACCAGCTTCCACGCGCTCATGCTTGCCCCCAGCTCTGCCCGGTAATCGGGTTCACGCCAACAGGCACCAGCGAAAACAAGCGGGGAACTTCGGCACCCGGGGCCACTTGATAACGGTAGTCAATCGGCGGGGTGTAAAGCCGCGTGATCTTGACGCCGGTCGGAAGGATTGCTTCTTCCGTGCTATGCGCAGGCCCAATATGGCGCTTTGCAGCCTCTCTCTTGCGCTGTGAAGCCTTGCCCCTTGCCTCGGTTTCTGCGGCGCGCTTGCGGGCATTTTTGGCTGCGAGCGTTTCGGCGGCGATGGATTCGCGATTGGCCTCAAAGTCGCGGACGGATTGGCTGTCAGCGAAAAAGCGGATGGGGCGTCCTTCAACGCGAAGCAGCTTGCCGTCACGAACGAGTCGGCGGATGGCCGCAGTGACGCCGCTTTCAGTGCCCCCGGTGTAGGAAACGGCTGACGTGATCGTCATCCCCGTTGCGCGGTGTTCGTTCGCGCAGTCGATCAGCTTGCCGTCGATTTCATGGAATCCACGGTTGACGCGGGCTTCGTGATACGCCTCCTTGATCCTCGCGTCCGACTTCTTCAGTCCACGTTGAATGGCGATCTTGACGAGGTGGTCAACGCGAACGCCGAACTCCTGCGCCAGGATCAAGTTGCTTTCGTGCGGGTAGCGCTTTGCAAGCTCATCGGCGCGTAGGTATATCGGCGAACGGGCAGCGAAATTGATATTGCGTTGCGCCAGTGCCTGCTTTTTCAAGTTGAGCATGTAGGCCGGCGACTTCTTCCATCCGTATTTGTGTGCCCAGTTCCTAACCTTCATCTTTGTGATGCCGAAGTCAGCCGCCAGTGCATCGTTGTCCTCGTGCGGATAGCGGGCACTAATCTGGGCAAGTTGCTCGGGGGAGATTTGGAGACGCGGGCCGGGTTTCATGCTGACGGTTTCTCTGTTTGGGTTGAAATGGCGGTCTTGGTAAAAATCACGCGCTGATATGCGTCGTGCTGGCCGGGCTCGCACAAGCGGCGGTCTACGGGTTGATCATCTGGCTGCCAGTAGTGCGCGCAGGTTTCGCGCAATTGGCACCAGCCGCCAGCACAAGAAAGGCTCATTTCTCTTCCAATTGTTTTGCTGCGCGGTAAATAGCGCGGAGGGTTGCTGCGTATGGGTCGCCGTTGTGATTTTCCCTTGCAAACGCCTGCCCGCTCTTTGCTGCGACCGTTGATTCTTCCTGAATGATTATTTCAAGGCTCAGCGTAATCACCAACCGCAGGGCATCTCCAAAATCGGTTAGCGGGCTCATTTCTCTGCCTTTGCTTTCTCGGTTTGCGCCGTCAGCTCATTGGCAAACATCTTGACGGCTCGGTGGTCTTGCTTGTAGGCCCATATGTCGCCGATACGGGACAGCCCTTTTTGCTTGCGCTTGGCTTTGTGCTCTTTGCTGCGCTGTGCTTGTGTCTTTGCCATGTGCAGATTGTGAGCGCGTTCCCGGGAACATGCAAGCGGCTTTTGCTATTTTTCTCCGCTGCTCAACACTTCGCCATTGCGGTCCATCCAGTGCCGACAGATGGCCGTGGGCCTGGTGTAGAAGTTGCCGCGCTTGCACGCGGTCTGTATCTGCTCAGGCTCACCCCGGTGATGCACGCAAGTCTCGCACCTGGGCACTGAGGGCTCCCAGTCTAGTGCAGTGCGGACTCCGCCACGGGGCTCGGTGTAGGGATGGGTCATGCTGCGCCCCTAGCTGCATCAATTATCGCCAGCAGCGCCCGGACGTTATCGCGGCTGAATGCGCCGCTTCGGTGCAGCTTGTCGTCGGCCAGCATCAGCAGGTGCTTCTCCTCAATCGAGCTGCCAATGCTGACAATTTCCTCGTAGCGGGCGTCTGCTTCTGCGAGAGCTTGGCGGGCGTTTTGAATGATTTCTTCGGTGTCGGTGTTCATTGAAATTCCCGGTTAGGGTGTTATGGAGACAGGTGTTCTGGCGCACCTGTCCGTTCAACTACAAGTTAGGCCACTACAACAGCCCGTAGGCGTGTGGCTGCATCGGTGTGGGTCCGTATTCCTCGGGCGCATCGCCGCCGTCTTCCACGCGCTCCGGTTCTTCGTCGGGCGGCGGCGGCTCCAGGCCGTGCGGGCAGTGGCGCACGCAGTCAGCATGCCCAGGCCCGCCCGGCTCGCCGTAGTCGTACTCGCCGGTCTTCAGGTCCACGTACACCGCCTGTGAGCAGTCGTCCCAATCCAGCGGGCAGCGCCTGCCGCCTTCGGTCTTCCACAGCCGCGCGCCGTGGCTCACCGCGTCATCGGCGCCGGCCAGTTGCATCGCGGCGGTTATGAGTTCGTTCAGTGCTTGCATGCCTTGGTCCTCTCGCTTCGGAAACAGTGGCCTAACTGGTCGCTCAAGGCGACCTCCTACGGGCCTGCGGCCCTACGTCGGCGCCTTAGCTCCAACGTTAGGCCGCCATCATCCCTGGCGGCAGGTCAGCAGGGTTCACGCCCACGAATTTGTTGACAACATCCACCGCGTCAACAGTGCGCAGCGCCTCGCGCCAGCAAAACCGCTGGAACGGTGACAACCTAGCTCCGCCCTTCTCCAGCGCTTGAAGCCGATAAGCCCACGCTCTGGGGCCTTCGCTCTGCTGTTGGCTACGCAGGGTGCCAACTATTGCCGCGACGCGCTCAGGATCGGCTTTAGGGCCGTCAATGAGCATCGGCGCAGGGTCGGAAGGCCGGTTGATGCAGATGGCCTTGAACTGAGCTACGGTCGGCGGGAATTCTGCGGGCAGGTTTTCCAGGCCGTAAGCGATGAACGCGGGTTTGTCAGCAAAGCACCCGAGCTCTGCGGCCCAATCGTCTTTTACTGCATCCATTGGCAACCCTGCCCACTTTGCCGCCCACTGTTGGCCGTAGCGCAGCGCCATCTTGCCGAACAGGGCGTCAGTCCATTTCGATGGTAAACGGGTCATTGTGTGTGCTCAGTTGTTCAAACGGGGTGTGCAGGTGGCCGATTGGCTTTGCGCTGAGAAGTCCCCCGGTCATCTCAGCAACTCGGGCGCACGCCAGGTTGTGGTCGCGCTCCTTGAACGACAACCCGCCTCCCGTGCCAATGGTGTTGGCGTTGCGGCACCAGTTGCGCCACGTTGCTTCCCAATCGAGCTTTGCCGCGTCCTTGCCGCTCTTGGCTCGCCAGTAGTCCGCGAACTTCTCGCCCTCAAGGCGGATTTGCTCAGGAGGCCAGCCGCGATCTTTAACAGCCCACTGTCCCCAAGCTCTCGGCAACTCCCAGTCATCAGGCAAACGCTTGCCTTTTCGCTGGGCCGGCGCTTTAGCGGCGGCAACAACCTCAGTCTTACTTTGTAAGTCTGTATCTGCTTCTGCTTCTGCCTCTGCATTGTGTCTACCGCGATCTACAGTAGAAGATGTAGAACTTTGTAGAACTTCCTTTTCGGCCTGTCTGCGCGAATTGATGTACTTGCGCTTGCTTTCCTTGATCGACTCTTCATCGCGGATCGCACGGTACTTCTCATGGTTCAGAAGCCGCCAGCCTCCATCAATCGGCTCGATGCGCCGGCCATCGTTGGCTGAGGTACGGCTGTACTTGTCGGGCGACAAAAAACACTGGATTGCGGCGTCTGCATCCTCAACAGGAACACGGGCACGATTAGCCAGCCCAGGCACTGAGGCCCACACGCGGCCACGGGCATCAGCCATCGCCAGCATCGTTATCCACACAAGGCGCACGCGGTCTGGTTCACACCAGACTGTCGACTCAGTGATGGACGAAAACAGCTTTGTGAATGTCATGCTCATACTGTGATTCTACTGTAGAAAAAATTGTCTACATGCAAAACAGGCGACAAAAAAAGCACCTAAGTGCTATGTGTTGGCCATCAGTAGGAATTGCCGGCAGGCGCTGGTTCGCTTTTCGAGACGGTAGCTACTCCGCCCCTAGCCGGGTTCCCTTTCACTATCTACGATTAGTCCTCAGCAAAAAACAAGTCGATGGTTTTTGCCTTTGCCGCAGCAAGATTAGCCACCGCTTGCTTGTAGTAGCTGGCCTTCAACTCCACGCCGACAAAGCGCCGGCCCATCTCGGCGGCCACATAGCCTTCGCTTCCGATTCCCATGAAAGGCGACAACACAATGTCATCAGGATTGCTCCACAGCCTGATGCCGCGACGAATCACCTCGAGCTGCAGCGGGCACACATGGCGCTCGTCGTCGTGCTCGCGGGCGCTCATGTATTGCAGCGTATCGGATGGGTTGATGTCCATCCACACCGGGCTGGCGTAGCGCTGCCACAAGCTCACCGGGAACTCGTCGGCGGTGTGCGTGACGTGCTCCGACTCGCCGGGGCTGCGCATAGTGATGAGGTAGTCGGGGATGCCCATGCGGGTCATTTCGCTGCGCTCACGAATCGACTTGTGCAGCAGGCCCAGCGCCTTGGTGCGGGTCATGGCCGTCACCGGGTCTTTCCAGATCGTGGCCTTGCTGTGGAAGATGAAGCCGTGCTTCTGGAATGCACGGATCAAGTCGCCGGGAAAGTCCTTGAGGCCGATGTGCCCGTCACGCTCTTTGCTGGCCGGCATGTCCATGCAGTGGAAGCTCACGTTGCGGCCAGGCTTCATCACGCGCAGAAGTTCTTTGATCAGGTAATCGAAATGCTCGTAGAACTCGAAGTCGTTGCGCACGTTGCCCATGTCGTTAGGGCTGTTCGAGTAAACGTAAAGTGAAATGAACGGCGGCGAAAAGATGCTGTAGCCGATGGAGTGATCCGGCAGACCTTTGAGTACCTCGACGGAATCGCCACGGTAGGCGGCGTATCGCTCGGTCACGACTTGTTCAATGCAGTTCATGCGGCTTCTTTCAAAAATGCCGGCACCTTGACTTGATGCACGGCGTTGTAGGAATTGGTTTCACGTGTCAACCCAACGACTTCGGATTGCACCGCCTCGCGGGTTTCGGCCCCCAAGCTCTCGGCCATCTCTCCGGCCTCGCGCTCTTTGCGCTTGAGGTTGGAAACAATGGAGCCTTCGGCCTTGCTTGCGAATATGTGAACGTGAACCTCTCGCTTCTGACCGAACCTCCAGCAGCGGCGCACGGCCTGGTAATAGGCTTCGTATGAATCGGTGACGCCGACAAACGCCATGCGGGCTGCGTGCTGCCAGTTCAACCCGAACCCAGCCAGCGAAGGCTTCGTCACCAGCACTCGGGCGCGTCCCTCGGCAAAGTCGGCAAGGCGGCGCTCTTTTACTTCAACGTCATCAGCGCCCGCAATCTGTATTGCACCGGGGATCGCAGCGGTCAGCGCGTCACCCTCGGCATTGAGGTCGCACCAAACAACCCACGACTCACCGGGCTGACTGTTGACAATCTCAGCGCACGCGGCCACACGGTCGGCCATCGACTCGCGGCGGGCTTGTCTGCGTTCACTCAGGCTCTGCGCCTCGGCGGCGAACAGCATCCCATTGATCGGCATCTCGAAGTCGACTGAGTGCTCATGCAGGTGCAGGGCCGGCAGGTTGTATGCCCCGTCATCAAAGCCCAGGTCAGAGGGCTTGCGGATCATCGCGCCCCACGATGCGACCCACCGCCAGAAGATGGCCCGCGCGTGGCCCTTGAGCCGCCATGAACTGGTGTCGCCACCGTCATGGGTAAAGTACTCGGCCAGCATTTCCTGACGGGTGCAGATGCCCAGGAACTCGGCATGCGTGCCCAACTCAACCCAATCATTTGGGGCAGGCGTCGCAGTGGCGCACAGCTTGAACGGGGTTTCCTTGAACGCGCTCAGCAGCGTGCTCAGCGTCTTGCTGTTGTGGTGCTTGATGCACGATGACTCATCCAGCACCACCGCGCCAAACATGGCCGGGTCAAAGCGGTGCAGCCGGTCATAGTTGGTGATGTTGATGCCCGGCCCCACTTCCGCACCGTCGCGGCAATGCTGAACTTCCACACCCAGCTCTGCCCCCTCTAAAACGGTTTGAGCGGCTACGGCGAGTGGGGCCAGGATCAACACGGGGCGCCCGGTGTGGCGATGCACTGCATCGGCCCACGCGAGCTGCATGCGGGACTTGCCAAGACCGGTGTCGGCAAAGATGGCTGCGCGGCCACGGCGCAACGCCCAGGCGGTCAGCGCGGATTGATGCGGGAACAGTGAGCCCGGCAGGTTAAACCCATCGGCAATGCCAGTGGGCGGCACAGTAGACAGTTTGGTCGCCACGAATTTCGCGTAGTCGCTCATGCAGCAGCCCTCAACGCAGGAGCCAGCCGATTGATGCGCTCGGCCATCTTCAGCAGTGCCTCAGTGCCGGCGATGAACTGCCGTTGAAGCTCTGCGGCCTCGTCCTTAACGTCCACTGGGAACGGCTCTGAGTAGCCAAGCGATGCGGACAGGTACTGCATGCCGACATGGCACCCCTTGGCGCGGGCCAGCTTCATGATGTGCATTGACTGCTCGGGCGTCAGGTGCGCCGGGCGATCTTCATTGAGGCAGTCCAGCATCAGGCGCTGTGCGGCCTCGGGTGTTTTCTCGGGCCACAGCAGCGGGCCGACTTGCTTGGAGCCACCGCAGGCTTTGACGCACTCAATGAGCGCTTCATTCATCGAATCAGGCATTCAGTACCCCGTTGCACAGCGTTGCGAAAAGTTCGTCGGTGTTCGTAATGACCCGGCGAGACAAAAAATTTTTAATAGAGGCATGAACTCAAACGCGCAGCTTCCAGACCCCGACACATGGGCTCGCTTGGCCGTAAGGAGTGTTTTCAGAAGGGCAATCGCGTCGATCCTGTCTGAACTCACATACGCCGCGAAAGGCTTGTCATGACCCCCAAGAAAGACCCGGTGAGCGGTCAGGCCCACCGGGTTCAACCGCGTCAAAGGGCAGACGCGGACCGAGGAGAAACGGGGAGTCATGTCAGCTCAATCGTTCGCAGCAGCAGCGCGTGCTTCATTGCCACTGAGGGCAATCGACTCGCTGCGGTAGGTCCAGGCCCATTGCCAGCCAAGGGCAATGCAGGCCCAGCGGACTACAGATGCTTGGGCTTGGGGGTGGCTCATGGCTCAGCCTTCAACCGACCAGCCGCCCACGCCCGACAAACTGGCGCGTGCGTACTTGATCCGGCCTGCCTTGCGCATGGCCTGAAGGCGACGGTCAATCAGGCGCCACGACTGTTCATTGACCGAGTGCGGCAAACCCAATACACCAGCCGCCATGTCCTGAAGCTGTTTGGCGTTGTGCGGAGACCTGCCGGGGTTGCGTCGGATGTAGTCGCAAACCGAGTCATCAAGTTGCGCGAATTTGCTCATGCGGCTTCCGTGCGGGCAAAGTCAACAGTGGGGCGCCCTTTGGGATGGGGCCATGCCTTGTCCTTGATGCGCGCCCACGGAACGTCCGGCCGGATTTCCTCAACGGTTACCGCTCCGCCCGTGGCGCGCTCGATGTCAACGCACCGGGCCTCCGGCACTGGGCGAATCTTGTTAACCCAAAAGGACAGATCGGAGGCGTGCGCCCCGATGGCCTGGCAGAGTTGGGATTGTCGCCCTCGTTGCTTGGTGTAGTCGGCTAGTAGCATGCAGCGATCTTAGCACCAAACTACCAACCAACGCAAGCACCATGTTCTCGGCCCGCTACCATGACTCCGTACGCATTACGTATCGTGCTGGCATGGACGTTGTTGCCGAGACCCGCCGTGCTAACCTGAACCTCTTGTTACAAGAGGTCGGGGCGGGGCGTGGCGATGCGGCCCAACTGTCTCGATTGACCAGCGTCAAGGCCCCGACCATTTCCCAACTACGCCGGCCCACGTTTTACAAAAACGGGGTTGAACGCACGATGGGCGATGACATCGCCCGGAAACTGGAAAAGGGAATGGGCAAACCGACCGGCTGGATGGATCACCCGCACGAGGTGACTAGAGATGGCGACGAGAGCGAATTCCTACAGACCTACCGGGGGCTGACGGCCGAGCAGCGCGAGCACCTAGCGAAGCTGGCAACCATGCTGGCCCAGGCTAATAGAACGCCGGGAGATGAACCGCCGCCAGCGCAACAGGGAAAACCCTCGCACTAGGCTGTACAAAACAACAGTGTTCGATATAATGGCCTCGCCGTTGGGTGAGACCGTGGCAAAATTTCGACCTAGAGGGCCATCAAGCCTTCGCCGCATCGTGAACCGCAAGGTTCTGGCCGTGTAGAGGTACACGGACTGTCTCACCCACGATGCGACGAGGACTTGATGGCCTTTTTGCGTTGGTCGCCCACAGGCGCGTGATACGGCAAAGCGAGCATGCCCTTGCATCGGGGCGCACTGTGAAAAGACCGGCCGCCTTACCTCGGGTGCGCGCCGTTCGGCCTGTCAGCTAGGGACCGAAGATGCGCTGGTGACTCCAGGGTGAAGACAAGCACCAGCGCGGAATGAATAGCTGCCTCATGGGTACGCTGGGCTGCAACAGCCGGGCGAAGAGTTGATAAGCGATCCTCCGCTATCACCTCTTGGGCATTGCATCGCCTGCTGAAACTTACAAACTATCACCCCACTGGAGGGTGCCCTCAAACAGGGGGGAGGCCTCTTTTTCGGCCTCTTTGTTAGCGCCGAATGAAAATTAGTGTTGCGCTTTCCTTTGTGCTGCGCTAAAGTTCACTCATCGGTTCAACACACCGCCACCCACCAGGAGCCCGACATGACCAACAGCACCAACACCTTCCAAATCAGCCGCGACGCCGATGCAAATTGGGTTGTCACCAACACCGAGAGCGGCGTTGTCATCGGCACCTTCTGGTCGCATGAAGACGCCTTGCAGCGCATTGCCTTCGTCGAGCGCCGCATTGCAGCGCACAACGTTCGCAAGCAAGCCCTTTACATCTACGCATAAGACCTCAACCGCGCAGCCTGACCCGCCCGCCCCTACGGGGGCTCACCCCCTGATCTACGGGAGCCCGACATGCTTGTCACCGCTGAAGAAAAACGCGCAGTTGCCAACATCGGCACGCATCAGCCCTCGCTGTTCCGCTTTGAAGCGGATTGGGTCGGGGTTCCTGTTGACATCACTTACACGGTCGATGACGAAGGCGGCCTGATGCTTGAGCAAATGCACATGCCTGGCTCGGCAAAGTGGATCGCCATCGGGCCGGAAACCTTTCTTGATTGGCAAATTGACCTGTGGGTTGATGATGCTTGGGCAGACTTCAACGATGGCCGCGAGCAAACAAACACTGACTTTGCGATTGACGCATATTTGGCCGCACGGGAGGCAGCATGAACAAACACACAAAAGGCCCGTGGTCTGTCGGCGGCCCGACTGGCTGCTTAAACCAGATCGGGATCGACCCCGCCATTGGTTGCGCATACGGCGCGGGCGAAGAGGTTAAGGCAAACGCCCGCCTCATTGCCGCCGCTCCTGATCTGCTGGAAGCGCTGCAGGCTCTGATGCCCGGCGCTGAAGCAATGGGATGGGACGTAAGCAAAGCCCGCGCAGCAATTACCAAAGCAACCGGAGAGCAGTCATGAACTTCAACGACACCGACATCAGCCGGCCCGGCCCTGAGTGCTGGCGTCATCTTGCCGAAAGGCAGCAAGTTCTGAAAGAATCCGAGGGCCTCGACCTTGCCGCGATGGACCTTGATGACGATGCTGGCGACTGTGCGGACGAAACCGGGCCGATGTGGTTTCAGCTCGTCGAGCGGCACCCCGGAACGATTGCTGTGATTGCTACCGCTATCGGCGCGCTGCCGTATTTCTGGGCATGAGCGATGCCCCACCAGATCAAGACCAGAACCATTCAAGGATTTGTATGCAACGCACTGACGACGATCTTTCGCGCTTTCTTGTCTCGCGTCTTGAGCAGGCCGGGACGAAAGTGACACAGCCCACGGTATCGCTCATGTCCCCTCGTTTTCAGTGGGTGCCGAGCTACTCCACTGATTTGCGCGAGAGCTTCCGGCGCATCAAGGAAGCACAAGAGGCAGCAGCATGAACAACAACCACGGCGGTTCAGCGTTCCCACACAAGCCTCCCGGCGATGCCCCAGGAATGACGCTTCGTGATTACTTTGCAGCTAAGGCAATGCAGGGGATGCTGGCCTATCCAACCCGCTCAACAAACGCCATAGACGTGCTGGCAAGCGATGCCTACATCGTGGCTGACGAAATGATTAAAGCGCGGCAAGCACAAGAGGCCACCCAATGAGCCGCATCGCCGACTTTCTGCAGATTTACAAGCTCTACCGCCGCGCCCATAGCCCGCTGTACGCCGCCCGCATCGCCTACGGCTGCACCTTCCGCAGCCTGCCATTCTGAGGATCATCATGAAAGTCTATGAAGCAATCACCGCCGTTGCCAAAGCCATGAGCCATGAAGGCATCGGCAAGGGCCGCAGCAACGCCCAGCAGGGCTACAAGTTCCGAGGCATTGATGACGTGTTGAACGCGCTGTCATCGGCGCTGGTCAATGCTGGCTTGGTCATCCTGCCCCGCGTGTTGAGCCGGGAAGTCACCGAGCGGCAGACGGCCAAAGGCGGCGCGCTGTTCTATGTGACCGTGGAAGTTGAGTTTGATTTGGTTGCCGTGGAGGACGGCAGCAAACACACGGTCAAGACCTACGGTGAAGCAATGGACAGCGCAGACAAGGCAACCAATAAAGCCATGTCTGCTGCGTACAAGTACCTCGCGCTGTTGACCTTCTGCATTCCGACCGAGGCCAGCCCGGACAACGACGCCGACTTTTCGACGCATGACGTAGCCGCCACCAAGGCAGTCAACAAGATCAAGGCCGAAGCCAAGGCCCCCGCATCTGACGACATGAGCCCGCGTGCCCGTGCAATGCGCATCGTTGCCGGTGTTGCTGCTGGCGATGCAGCCGGGGCCGCTGAGTTCCTTTCATCGCTGGATGACGCGACGCTTGCCGCGATTTGGGAACACCTCGACCCACCCACAACCAAGGCGATCAACGCCGAATGGACAAAGGCCGCAGCATGACATCCCTCTTTGCACTCACCGCCGATTTTCGCGCCCAGGCTGACAAGCTGGCCGACATGGATTTGCCGCCCGAGGTGCTGGCCGACACGCTGGAAAGCCTGACCGGCGATGTGGAGGCCAAAAGCCAGAATGTGGCGATGTTTGCCCTCGGTCTGGAATCGCTGGCCGACAGCATTAAGGCCCACCGCGAAAGCCAGAAGGCCCGCGAGGATGCATTGCGCAAGCGTGCCGATGCCCTGCGCGACTACATCGCCCGTTGTATGCTGGACTGCGGCATGAGCAAGATCGAAGGGCCAGGCGTTGCGCTGTCCTTCCGCAAGTCGTCGGCCGTGGTCATCAATGAGCCGGGACTAATCCCGAGCGAGTACATGGTGACGCCAGAGCCGCCCCCGCCTGCGCCATCAAAGACGCTGATTGGCGCTGCGCTCAAGGCAGGCCGCGAAGTGCCGGGCGCTCACATCGAGCACCGCGAATCGCTTCAGATCAAGTGACAGCGAGCGCCTAGGCCGCAGGCCGTGTCAGCTCCCACAGGAAGAAAGAAAGGACCCCATGACCTCCCCCGCCCCCATTACAGCCCACACCGCCGACCTCCTGCGAGAGATGCGCAAGGAGCAGGCCCCGAGCATTGATGATGCACTCAAGCAGTGCCGTGACGCCATCCGCGACATTGCCCTAGACCTCGCCATTGAGCAGCAGAACCACCTCACCAACACGCTGGGCAGCTACCGCCCCCACAAGCACGCAGCCGCAGCCGAGGAAACCGCCAAGCTGCGCGCCGCCCTCGCCGCTGCTGACACCGCCCTTGCAGCCCTGAGCGGGCCGCAGGATGAGCGGGCAGCATTTGAGCGCTGGTATTTCTCGCTGGAAGAAGCGATGTGGTATTCCGGCATTCAAAGCGCGATTGCATGGAACGCATGGCAAGCCCGCGCCTCCCTTGCCCATGCCCCACAGCCAGCCAGCGCACTGTCAGCGGTGCGGGAGCCGCACAGCATGATTGCCGGGGCCTTGTTTGACTTCGCTGGGTTCCTGACCACGCGCCCGACTGTGACCCCGTTCGGCTCAACGGCTGACCCGTGTTCTGCCGTTGACCTGCTGACTCAATGGGCCGCGACCCGTGGCCTGCACTTGGACGAGGCGGACGTTGGCGGGTGGTCAGTCGGCATCACCGACCAGGCACAGCAGGAGGGCGGGCAATGATCCGACTTGAAAAAGAGCCACGTCTGCGCAAAGGCGTTCCGTGGGTCGCTTGCAGACCGTTCGTCGAGAACAGCATGGCCGTGCTGATCCACCGAGTGCGCTACGTCACCACACACAAGATCGGGCCACGCTGGGAGGCGCACCTTGCTGTTCATGCATGGTGCGGCAACGCGATGACCGGCGGAAAGAAATTCACGTTCTTGGACGCGCCGCCTGATGGCAAATTGGTTTGCGCGAGGTGCGACGCCAAGGCCACAGCGGTTGGCCTGCCGACATCAAGCGATTTGGCTGGGCATCACGTTCACCTTGGCGGGGTTGTGGCCGTGCAACTTTGCTGCGATCCAGCCCGCACCACACAGCAGGAGGGCGGCAATGGATGACTTGATGGACAAAACAAGCTATGGCCGCGCTGCGCTGCTCAAGTTCGGGGCGGTGCCCGAGGGCTTCCACATTTTTTGTGCCGAGTGGATCGGCGACAAGCCTGAGAACTGTGACTCGATGCGCGTGACCGGCGCTCAGTTTCAAGGCAAAAAGCGCGTGCTACGCACAACCATGACAACGATAGTGACGCGGCAGGAGATGGACACAGCAGCACAGCAGGAGCCCACCCGATGAGCACCGACCGCGACCCGCTGTGGGATGCCCTCAAGCAGCACAGCCAGGAGAAGTTCAACGCCGACCGTGCCCGGTTCATGGCCCAGGCCCAAGCCGCCGACGATGGGCAGTGGGTCAAGCACACCCCGCACCATTGGTCGCGCACCGTTGCAGGCCAGCGCCTGGACTACTGGCCGAGCCGCAAAAAGTGGCAGTTCGCCGGCCGCGTGCAGCGTGGTGATGTTCAACAGTTCATTGCAAAGGTCACCCGATGAGCACCCCCATACCCAATGCCGCAGAGCTGGCGGCCCGCCTTTGCTCTATCAGCAGCCCGCTCGATGGATTCCCGGCCCCGGTCGGGTACATCAACATGAAAACCGGAGTCGTCAAAAGCCGCGACACGCTCAAGCGCCAGCCTGCGCCCGGTTCATGGCTGCCGTTCAACACGCAGGACGAGGTGCACGAACTCCTGCGCACCCAGGCCGCCCGCATTGCAGAGCTTGAGGCAGAGGTGGCCGAGTGGCGCAAGTTGCGCGACCCGGTGACGCTGCACGCAAACCTGATTCGCGGCCTACCCGCACGACTTGACCGCGACACGTTCCTGCATATTGCTGGTGATGGGGCAGCCCTGGCGCAGCAAGTGCCAGCAGTGCCCGAGGGCTGGCACGTCAAAGAACAAAACGGGGTTTTTCTTGTCACTGCCCCAAACAATGCAGCCGGCGCAGTGGTGTACGAGTTCCCTACTCACGCCAGAACCATCCCCGAGGAAGTTCTGTGGTTGCTGTTGCGCGACTTGACGGCCGCCGCACCCCTGCCGACACCGGAGAAGCCAGCATGAGCCCCGAACAATCCGCCGCCGTGGAGCGGCTGCGTTCAGCAACTACCGAGGAAGCACGTTCTGTTTCTCGAACTGATGTGGTCAACATCCTTGCCGCGCTGGATGAGGCGCAGCAGGATGCGGCCCGCTTCCGATGGCTTTGCTCCACAAATGGCGAATTTGACTTGCGGCCCGACATCACAGTGGGCTCAACAATCCTTGAGCCCAACGAAGTCGCAGCCATTTGGTACGGGCTCCCGGATGATGAATGGGACTTGTTCGGGTCGGCGATCACGCGGGAGCCAGGCGACAAACTGCGCGCAGCAATCGACGCAGCCCGCGCAGGAGATGCGGCATGACCCGCACGCTACCCGCTGACGTAGCCCGCTGCCCCGGCTACGAAACCGACGAGGGCGATCTGCGCGAGGGCTGTGAGGATTGCCTGCGCCGAACTGATCGCAGCACGTTCCCGCTGGCGGTGTGGGTTGAAGCGCCGCCGCTGGTTGTGTTTGAGTGTGAACTGAGGATTGCGCCATGAGCCACCGAAAGCACTCCGCCCAGCGAGAGATAAAGGACGCACTGCGCGACCCTGACGCAGAAACCGCCGCACGCATTGATGAACTTCTGCAGGAGGCGCAAATGCCGCTTGTGTTGCCGGACACGATGCGGGAGAATGAGCCATGCGCGGATGGCGCACCCTTGGAGAACACTGATGAAGCGAGATTACAGCGTGCCAATGGCCGTGCAGATGGCCGAAGAGGTGATGAACATGCACCACGAGCTGCAGCGGCTGCGTGAGGAAAACGCGGAACTGCGCGAGTACCGTGACAAGTACATGCAGGAGTTGGACAACAGCATTGCCCACAGTCACCACATGATGGGCGGCCTGCTTCAACTAGCGCTGAAGCCGGGCGCTTTGGACGCAATCGCCGCATCAAACGCTGCCGCGCCCTTGGAGAGCAGACCCGCGACCTATACCCCGAGAATATAGCCCTTTGACCGGGAGTGATTGAGACGCCAGTGGGCAGCGTCCAGCCGGGGTAACGTCCGGCCACCCTCTACTACAGCAGCGCGATTTCAGACTCGCGCCTGAAAACAAGGCCGCGCAGGGTCTTGCCTCCCCCCTTTACCCATTTCCGCAGTTCGGTCGGTACGTCATCCCACCGGCCAGCGTTCACACGCTTGCGCAGGGTCGAGGCGCGGAGGTTGCCGGCACCTGCATTGAATGAGAAGTCCACCAGCGCAGCCAGCCGGCCGGGGGTGTCAATACCAGGGCAAAGGCGCAGCACCTCGGGCAGGAACTGAGTCCGCAGCATCCATTGCAGAAGCTGTTCGGCCCGTGCCGCTGTGATTGGCGGGTCGGACATGGTGACGCGCCGCCCGTCTTCGTAAAAGGTTGCGCCGACGCCGAGCGTCGGGACACCACTTGGACAGAGGTACGGGCGAAGGTATGTTCCTTCAAACTTCCGGCAGAGCGCAGCCGCTGCAACGACACCGGCTGAAATGTCGTCCGGGTGCACTATTTGGCCCGCTTGCCTAATGCGCGGTCTGCAAGATAGATGCCCAGCGCCGCATAGCAAACGCTGGCCGTGCCTTCGCTGATGATGAACACCCCAAATTCGTTGAGCGTCAGCATAAGGACAGACCACGTTGCTAAGCCGGGGCGGATGACCGCGTTCCACGCATCGACCCACACAATCCCAACCTTGCGCCCAGTGGCCCTCACGGCATCAAGCCAGCCCGTGGCCTCAATCTCATCAATTGCAGCCTCTGAGCGAGCCTCGATGACCTTGATGCCTAGCTCTGCATGCAGGCGCTGCGCTTCAATGTCTCGGCGGTGCTGTGCATCATCGAGTTCGGCTTGCAGTCGCATCTTCTCGATTTCCTGCGAGTGCTCCTGCCGTGCTGTGACCCATGATGAAATCTCCCCCCAGATGGCGCGGAATATTGATCCGCCGAGAAACGAAAGAATGGCACTGATCACGGCAACCCCTTCGCCCATTTGACCAAAAGAGCGCCCGCAGCGACAAGAACAACTAGACCAGACGCAAGCCCGGTAAGTGTTTTCCACAGCGCCCCCGGCGAACTTTCTTCAATCTGCCGCTCAAGCGCATCAACCCGATTGACGAGCGCAATCATCTCGGCTTTTGTGGCCAAAAGGGACAATTCGCCCTTGGTTGCCATCGTTGCCTTGATGTCGTCCACTGCTCTGAGTAAGTGGCGCATGTCTGCCTGCATGCTTACCACCGCGTCTCGTTGTTGGTTCGGGTCCATGATGTCAGAAATGGTTAGTTTTGGCACCTACAAATTTTTGCAGGTTGACAGACAGCGAAAATGCGCATATTGCGATGAGCATCGGGGAAAGCTCAAACGTCTGCATTCCTGCGGCAGTGCAGAGACTTGATTCACCAATGTTTGGGGCTGAGTCCATCGGAAAAGTCAGTCTGCATATGGGCCGCTGGATGGACTCAAACAGCCCGTAGAGGCAGACACACAGCCCCGCCATACTCCACCGCTGTGCGCGGTCTAGCAGGCAGGCTGCGAGCCACCACAGCGCGGCAGATTCGATTCCTGTAAACACGTACTCCCATGCTTTGACACTGCCACCCGTCACCCCAGCCATGAGAGCGGGGGCAAAGTTTGACAGTGCGGCAACTAGAAGTAGTGCGGGAATCATTTTTCCTCGCCGGAGCCGCCACCACGTCGCGGCGATGCGCGCTTTTTGGTGGGGGCTTTCTTGGCGGGGACGGGTTTTGGGTTGCATGCCATGATCAGGGCTCCTGTGTGATGTAGAACGAATGCGCAGTAACCGCAGCGCCGCCCGATGTTGTCACGCGCAACTCGACAACATCATTTTTCGATAGTACCTGCGGGTTTGCAATAACAGCGACCGTTGTGTTTGATGCGCCGCTGATTACGCCAGTCATTGTGGTTATTGTCCCATTGACATAGACGTAATAGGTGAACGTCTGGCCAACTCCAGGGGCGGAGTCTGTTTTGACGTAGAACTGAGACAGTACGTAGGTCTGGGCAATAAGCGATGTACCGAGCGAGGTAGTAGCCCCCGCCGCCGCAGTTGCCAGCCGCCCTGTAAGTGCCACCGAGTTGCTGGTGTTGTTGCCCACCGCTTGCAACGGGAGGTTATCAGCGACGATCCAGTTCAACACAGACGAACCATTGGCAAAGCCAACTTTACCCGCCCCAGCGGACCTAAGATCGTTGCCGCTGATGATGAAGTCGCCGGACACGCCCGCGTCAATCTTGATGCCGTCCGCTTGCACAAACGAGGATGTTCCATCGTTGCCAATGCGGCAATTGCGGATAGCCCATCCGCTGACCCCGCCAGCGATAACAGCGCCGGCATAGGTGTTGCTGGTTTTCTTGCTGTTGTGGACGATCCGCACGCCATCCATTTGAATGCTTGACCCGCCGCCGTGAATCCAGCCGTACAAGCCATTTTCACGGAGCTGGCCGCCGTTCCACTGCAGGCCAACGAGGTTTGCGCCCGTGGTGCTCAAGCCGCTGCCATCGGTGCTGTACGATCCCCAGCACGCGGTACAGGACGTTTCCCACACCTTGCCGTTTGTTCCGTCAAACACCCAATTGTCAAAGACGCATGTGTCCGCAAGTACGTCAGTGAAACGGGCATAGAGCACCTGGCGGCCGGTTGGCGGTGCAACCACAACGCCGTTTCCGCATGAGGTGACATCCAGTGTGGTGAAGTAGTCGCCGCCGCCGTCTTGCAGGTCAATGCCCCGGCTTGCCCCAACCGTTCCGCTGAATCCAAAGTTGCTCACCTTTGCGTGCGTGAACAGGTTCCCCGCGCCTTGCGTCAGTGAACTTTTGTCTACTTGAATTCCCCGCGCAGTGAAGAACAGCACACGGAAGTTTTGCCACCGCGTCTGAAAGCAACCCTTGACAGTTATTCCATAGTCGAAGTTGTTGACGCCGAAGTCATTGGCGACGAATAGGTCATTAGCGTTTTCGACAGCGATGCCTACGCCCGTAGATCCCACTCCGGTAAACCCTGCAGTCATCCAGCCAGCACCAGCCTCAACCGTCATGCCGGTGACGCCACCGCCTTGCAACAGCGACGCATATGCAAACGTGACGCCATTCCCGTTAACCGATGTTTGTCGCAGAATGGTTTTCTGCGGGCCAGCGCCGCGCAGGATGATTGGAGAATTGACCTGCACACCCGTGCCGTCTAGCGTCCAATTGCCACTGCAGAAATAGGCGTCAGAGGCCCCCGCTGCCGCAGCCGATGCCAGGCCTGCGGTAAGCGCAGTAGATACCGCCAGCAGGCCGGTGCGCGACTTGACGTCACGCGCCTGCGCCGGGGTTAGGAACAGAGTCGCGTCAACAATATCCCGCAGCTTCTGTACGTTGCTCAGTGCTTGGCTCATTTGTACTTCGGCACAAGGCCGCCCTTTCCGTCAGGTTTCATCCATCGCAAGTTGGTGCGCTCGTAGCCCTCAAACACCTGCACTGTCTCCGGTATTCCTCGGCCAAATGCAGATGCAATGCTGTGGGCCAGCGGGATGGCTCGCGTGGTGCTGTACTGCGGTTCATCAACGCGGGCTTGCCCTTCGCGGGCGATGTGCGGGCGAAGTCCTGCGGCGCGCTCAAGCCTGGCAAGTTCCTCAACCTTTGCCGCATAGCGCGGGTCAGCGTCTGTGCCCATTGGGTCGCGGCCTGCCAGGTGTTTGTGGTCGGCCAACCACTGGCGGAGTTGGTGCGGGGTGGTCATCAATGAATGGCCTTCTTCATCGTCGGCACAGAGCTGTATGTGACCGTGAGCACCTCATTCGGCCCGAGCGAAAACGTACCCGCCGTGAGCCCTGTTGAAGTTCCAGAGTGGCTGATTTGAGTTACTGTGCCTGCACTCACGTACACCTCTTCTGGCACGGGGCCTGCCGTATAAGCAAACGGGCTTGCGCCAACAGTAATAGGTCCGCCGCCAACCGGGTTATATCCAACATTGTCCAGGATTCGGAAGCCCGCCCCCGTAACACCTTGGAACAACGGCCCCGTGCTTCCTGATAGCGTGTTTCCTTGCGCAATGCCTGTGCAAGCCCCATTCAAACTAAGGCCATAGGTTTGATTGGGCGTGCCATACGTTCCAAGTTTTGCGGTGCACCCAATGATTTTGATGAGGGTTGCCGCCGTAACGGTCAGCCCTGCCGCCGCTGCGTTTTGCCCGTTTGCTTCAAAGGTGCAATTCTGGAAAGTGGCAGCGTTTGCGTCTGACTCAACATACGCGCCGGATGTGCCACAGTTGAAGAACCGGCAGCCCATGAATTGCACCATATCACTTTGACTCAATCGCAGCCC